ACACATGTTGTCATACTTTGTCTTAAGCTCATCGAAAACCATCTCATCGCCGGAGTTCAAGTTCATCTCCAGCACGTTATAAGACATATTAGTTGTCGAGTAAACCCAATCAACCTCATAACGCTTTGTGATGTTTACGATGTTGTGGGTATCGTCATCCCAAATACCCGCGTGCTTGGCATTACCCTCTTCACCGAGAACAACCCGGCCTTCCAATCTTTTACCACCAGTTTTCTTTGCAGAATTTCGCCAGAAATCGTTATGAAAATCGTAGTTATCGTGAACGAACGTCATCGCGGCTTTATTATTGACAATGCCCTCAAACGTAGCGTTTGCGAAATCTACCATTTGGTCAATAGGAACATCCATAGTTTAACCTCATGCTATACCGGCTCTCCGTTTAGCCTCTTCGATAATGTTGGCTTTAACCTCATCCTCAGATTGCGGTGTTTTGCTAACCTGAGCAGAAGTCCTTTTCGCGGAAAGCCTTTTTTCGTTTTTCTTCAAATCCTTAACCACTTCGTCTCGAACATCCGTTTCAAGATTTTTACCTTTATACCAATCTAAGGCTTCGGTCAAGCTGTCTTTCCATGAGTACCCTGATTTATAAAACATGTGGGCTGCCTGCCATACCGAGTTGCGTGCTTCAAAATCCTTGCCAAACGGTATAACTTCACCCTCACGTTTATGACCGGCTGGAAATCTCATCAGTTTTTCGGTCTTACCAAAAACTGGCAGTTTCTCGGACACCCTATCAAAAAATGAGTCAGCTTCCTCAACACGAGAAATCTCCTCTTTGATAGCTCTTTCATTCTCACCTGCCTTTAGATGCTCCTCCAAAGCGGCAAGACGTTCTGAGTACTTGGCCTCCAAGTCTTTCTGGATTTTTGCAACCGCAGCCTGTAGTTTATTTTCATCTACATCTTCAATCTTTTCTTCTTCTACTTCTTCTGGTTCCTCCTCTTCAACTTCTTCCTCTTCGTCACTAACCAACGCAGCGGCAAACTCCTTCAACTGCTCTTCATCCATGTCTCCAGCCAGCTTCTTAATCTCCGCTTCATCTTCAAAACCGGCTGCTTTTGCCGCCTCAGTAAAATAGTCAGGAATCTCTTCAGTCTCCTGCTCCTCTTTCTTACCAAATACAGCTTCTTTAGCTCGTTCAATAATAGACTTCTTTGTATCCTCAGGAGTTTCTTGTGGAGTCTCTTCCTGAATCTCTTCAGGAGTTTCCTCTACCGTTTCCTCTGTTTTCAGTTCTTCGTCACTCATCTATCTGTCTCCTACTTTGCCTTTCGTTTCTGTCTCTCAAGCATCTGACAATCATCGCAAACCGTATGAGCCGCCGCTCGTGGAAGGAACTCTTCCCCGCACTTCTTACACTTCTTGGGTTTGAACTTCTGAGCTTGTTTCTCTGCTTTCTCCTCTTCCTTTAGTTCACGAAGAATCTCTTTGACGATAGCCTTCAGATTCTCTCGTTGCTGCTCCGGCGATTTAACTTTATCGAACTCCTGCGTTAGATTACCCGGTTTAAGGTCTCGCTCAGCACAAACCTTACACCTACCCTGGTCATCCAAAGCGGAGCTAAAGAAACCCTGCTTGCAGCAACTACACTGCCCTTCCTCCAAACTTCTACGAATTTCTCTTACATCTTGCATCTGTCTCCCTTTCAAACTTTCCCACCATAAATCTTCTTGCCAACTAGCCATACTCTTCCATTTGCCTGCGTTTCAATTCGTACAGCTTATGTTTACGATTTTTAATCTTCAACTGCCCGGTCTGCGGGTGATATTCACTGCCTGGATATTTTTTCATGGCCGATGGAATATCCTGACGATTGACGCCCATACTCCATGACCAACGTTCGTGCGATTTACAGGTCTCATCGAAGTCACCGCAGGTATTCAGCTCATACTCAACGTCCCGTTCTCCCACCGACCCACAAGCAGGACAAATAGACGGTTCATTCCGATGCGACATTAAACAGCTATAATCGTAATTAGTACCGCACTTCAAACATCGACCACCATAGACGGACATTATGTCCCCCAAACCCAAACTTCTACCGTACTGGCTTCTCCCGCGTCGTCGTTTTTGATATAAACTGTACCAGCAGGTTTGAATACTGCCCACTCCCCTTCATTGACAGTAATCTCAGTACTGAAAGTCGTGTCGAAGGAAGTATCTATATCAACGTCATTGGAGACACAGTTAATCAAAATCAACTCCGCAGTGGTGACATCTCCCATATCCAATGCCTCAGCAGTATCGGCGGTTCCCTGTACTTGGTAGCCATGCTGTTTTGCTGAAATCGTAGTAGTTGTGGAAAAGGCATCAGCATGTCTCTCCTCTTTCCCAAGTCCTGTCAATTCCCAGAGTATACTAATATTGTTTTCAACCGACATAATCCAACTCTCTTATTTTAGTGATACAACCCCACGGAATACAAGTTACATCACAGTCCCCATCCTCACAGATTGAATGAGCTACCCGCAATGTTCTCTTTCTGGTATCCAAATAAAATCCCAAAGTTTTAACCGGCATTGGTCCAGTCTTATCCAACTTGTCTTTATCATGCCACTCTGATTCACTAAGTATATCTTCCCATTCAACCAACAGCTTAGTGAATTTCTCGAACTTCTTAGTTCTCACGTTTGGGTTTCCAGCCTGCTTTTCTCATGGTTCCATAAACGTACTTATCAAACCGCCCGCCCTTGAGTCCTTTCTTACGGGCTTTCTTTTTCAACTTCTCGTGCAGTTCTTTTGGCACTCCAACCACTCCTTCATCACATCAGACCACTCTTTGCACATATCTCCAGGAGAAATGTATGACAAACACTCCTGACCGACAATCCCGCCAACCAAGACCCCAACAATCTGTCCATTCTGATTGATCACAGGCCCGCCGCTATTTCCAGGCCATGAAGCTGCATCAGATTGAATCATCATAAACTCACCGAAGAATCCCTCACAATCCCTTTCTACATTTGAAACTATTCCCTTTGTAACACTCCAGCCATTCCTATCTCCCAGGGGATGTCCGTAAAGCCACACATCTTCACCCAACAACGGGTCTGATTCAGAAAAACATAGACAGGGTACACCCTCTACCTCAATCTTAATAAACCCAACATCAAGATTATTCGCAGCCAGCGAGACATCGGTAACAAATGTTCGACCGTCTCTTAGAGTAATCTCAAAATAATCTGCACCCTCAACGACGTGTCGAGCCGTCATTATCGTGCCGTCCGTGGTAATAAAACAACCAGAGCCCTGCCACGCCATAGCATAATACTCTTCCTCATAACTAGGTTTATCGACAAAAGCTCGAACATGAACTACCGCATCCATCGCACGTTCAACCGTCACAACATCAGTCGCGGAAGATAAGGCTTCTAGCAGCAGTTCGTTTTTTAATTCCTCGACCGGCTGAACCTCAACCTGCTTCTCTGTCAGCAAAACCACCGCCGGTCCACCGACACACAACCCCAAAACACCCAAAACACACAAACCCAAAAACAACTTATTTAGCAGATTCATTCGGTGTTGCTCCTGTTCCCTCTCGCTCCTGTTGCTGATTTAGATTAGAGTTCCGCGAACCTTCCAAGGAACCAAACGCATCGCTGGACTGCCCGGTATTTTTAAGAGGCTGCATTTGATAATTCACCAAATCCAACTCATTAGGAACTACAGTGCTATAGTATTGATTGAAATTCTCAATCCCAGCATAATCTGCCAGAATCTTTGTAACAGTAGGTACATCAAGTTGAGCACCCTGAGCTTGAGATAACTGCATTGTCGGCAGTACCCAAGCAGACATGAACTGCATGACCTTTTGATATTGAAGCTCAGGCGACATTCTCTGGGTAGAGTAAGGAATTATCTTGAAAGCAAAATCATAGAACTTTCCTACTCTACGAGAATTACTGAATACCGCTGGTAAAGAACCGACCCCCGGAATTTCTTTGATTACAGGAATCCACTGCATCGGGTCCGTCCAGAAAGCCCAAGCGAATTTCTTGAGAATCCCAGTAGTGAAGTCCTGATACCGAGAATACATATTATTTATGATACGAGTTGCATTGTTATAAATCAATTGCTCCTGGCCCAAGGTAGGGGCTTGTGCTCCACGCCCTGCCAAGACATCGGGATTCGCTCCCTGCTTGGTTTGCTCAGTTAACATGAAGTTCACCCAATCCCAATTGGAGCTATCCTTAATTCCATTGAAAGACAGGGTTTTCATTGCATCAACATTGGCAACTTCTACTGTCCCCATATTCTGTGCTTTGCGAAGCTCCTTCATATCATCAGCAGCTTCCGCATTGTAAGCAATCACGTCCTTTTGATTCTCAGCAAGCTCTCTCATCTTATCCACAAGAGTATTCACGGTAATATCAATATCGTGCCAAGACCAGGCCGGAGGAATTGGTACAGCAGACTCAGGCATGAATTTATACCCAAGATAGTCATAAGGACCGCCTTCCGGTCCATCCCAATCTCGCTCACGAAGAATCTTTGCCTTCTGACCTTCAGGCATTATAGTGACAATAGTATTACTGTCACGAAGGTATATATCAATAAATGTACTGTAATCACGAAGCTTTAATTTGTTTCTGTCTAACCCCTGTGTCGTTAAATAGCGAGGAGAAACCTTCTCATCTAATGCTGAATCAGGAGTAATGTAATCCGCAATCTCATTCCCCCACTTATCTTTACCAGCGAAGAAATCCTTCGCATATGAAGTGGGTAGAGTATAAACATCCCCCTCAAAGGTAAAATCACACCGTCTCTTGGCTGATGGGTCTCCAATGTAATTTGAATCATCAATCAATTCTACATAAGGACTGCCAACCATAATCTCTTCATCGTCCAAGGAGATTAAGCGGTCATAATAAAAATCAGTCCTGGTAATAGCAGCCCCAAACATGGAATTTATGGCTGCGGGGATTAGAACATTCTCAGCCAGATTCATGACATCAATGAAATAATTCAATGCTAATTGAGTAGTAAAGGCCCAAGGACGGTAGTTCTTTACCCTGGACTCTACCAGGACTCGTGGATTTCCTTCTACCAAATATGGAACGATAGTGGATACTCCACGGTCTACCAGATTCAAGGTATGCCATCGGCTGTACTTCAAGTCATAAAAACCAGAGGCCATCAACTTAATCAGCTTCTGACGCTTTTCCAGCATGGGTTCATTTAACTTCTGCCATGCTTTAGCCAATTTCTGCAGCCTGGCAGGAAATGATTTTGCCCCATCGTAATTTCTAGTGTCTGCCATTCTAATACCAATATCTGCGATTTAGTTTTCTATCCTGTTCAGCTTGCTGCTCACGCTGTTGCTGCCTCCAGGCGGGAGACCCAAATTTAACCTGAGTCTTTTTATGCACTTTAGCTCTTGCTTGATATTTTTTCCCTAAAGCACAAAGTCCCGCTGCAATAACTCTGTCACCATGTCGTTTTCTGGCTCCTGTGGTTTGGTCCTGTTCCTCAGAGGCTCCAATATCTCCATTGTCAAAATACACATATCCACGAAGTTCAGATAATGTATCTCTATCGTGAATTCTAACGAAATGAAAATTAGGGTTCTTCTTCAAACCCTCTGATAGAGCAATTCCTAACTCTCCCAACATGTCGGATTTTGTATTGGGATTTGACCTCCACCCATATTTATTCTGGACTTTTTTAGTTTTGGCATCTTCCACACGAGAAGTATAAATCCTGACCTGCCCCTGCTTCTGCAACCTTCTAACAAAATTTGTAGCGTGCCCGCCATTATTCTCGAAAATTACATAAGCCTCTCCCTGACTGCCTCTACACCATAAAGACAAGGCTCTTACCTGGTCTGCAAAAGCCTCAGGAGGAGTCTTGGCATCTGCCCAAATCCCTACAATACTTCCAGTGTTTACGTCCAAGATGGCCGCAACACTGTTGGAGTTTCCAGTTCCCAATGAAATATCACAACCAATAACATAATTGTGGTCTGCTCTGGGAAACTCTCCCCACCATTTTAGTTTATTCCTGGTCGAAGAGAATCTTGGAGAGTAGACCTTACCATCTTTACCGGTCTTATACAGAAGCTCCCCCGTCTTGGTAGGATTCTCAATCAATTCATTTTCAATATGAGTACAGGTAATTGGAGAGAATACCGAATCCTGTGAACCTACGGGAGAAGCCCAAATATTGGAGATGAAGTCACGAGTATTTCCTTCACGCTTCTTTTCCTCTTTATCATGCCAAGGACTTCTAAGAATATTTTGCTGAATATTATCTCCACCATCAGCTATAAATGTAGGGGTCTCGCCCTCATATCCCAAAAGGTCTTTTTCAAATTGACTGAGCTTGAACTCCCCCTCAGGCCAATTAATATCTGGAAAGTTCTTGGTATAATACTCTCTATCTTTTAACTCAATTATATCATATTCAGGAGAAACATACAACCCAGCGTTCTTCTCAGGATTTTTATACCAGAGTAGCGACGCGACGTTTGTAGTAGGTTTCTTCAACGCTTTGTTAAAGGCATGATATTCACCATACCAATGCGTTGAACCATAAATCACACATCCGGTCACATCATGGACTGACCCTTCAATGCTCTCCGCCACCTTTGGTTCAACACGTCCAAACTCATCAAGAAGCATGGCAGTAGCACGACGACCAGCCGAGAAAGATTCATTGGTAGTTTCACCACGGATAACTACGTTCATCTCTGGCACAGTGATTTGCATGTCCTTCGAGTCATAGTGCTTGAAACCACCAACCCAATTAGGCAGGGTATCGAAAGCATAACGAATCTTAGCCATTAAGGTATAAGGGTCTCCCACCGCATCAACCAGTTCCTTATTCCTAGAACCTACTATGAAATATGAATCAGGAATCAATGAGTATAAACAGAAAAATTTACAAACCAGTTCCGTAGCTCCCTCATCACGGCTCTTGTTAATGCCCATATCATGCTGGTTGTCGATACAATCTTTTAAGGTATCAACTACCACTTCTTGCTTGGGCCTTAAAATAAAAGGCCAGTTTCTTTCTCCCGGAGGCTTTCTCGGATTGACAGTCCAGGCCAGAGCATTGAAGAAAATCTTAGGCTCAGCGATACACAAATCAAGTACCGTCTGTCTGGCGTACCTATCTCCATCACAGAGCTTAGACAAATCTTTCCTAAACTCTATATTTTCCTCTAGAGCTTTGGGGATTGAGTTATAGAAGTCTTGCGGAGTATCAAGATTCATAAAACCAACCTTGACAGACCGTAGAAATACAATAGGTTTCTGGCAATACAATCCAATAAATCATTCAACAAGCTCTGCCTCCACAACTTTCCTGTCCTCTTGAATTCTACGAAGCTTCCCCGCCAAATCGTTAATCTGGTGTTCCGTAGGAACCTTGTCCAGCTTCACTTCGATGCTGCGTCTCTCCAGAACCTTCCTGTCTACAAATTGGTCAGGCATACGATTTGAAGCCATGAACATAGCTAAGGGAGCATTAGCTGCCTGATGCCGTTTACGGACCTTTTTACCCACCAGGACTTCCTTTAGCTCCTCAGGATTCTTAGGGTTCTGAACGTACTTGTATTCCAGGTCCACGTCCTCATAATCATAGCCAATAGCCGAACGAAGCATCTGAGCGACTAAAATACTATGAGCCATCTGTATCCCGGCTTGCCATGCTTTCTTTATATCAGGATGCTTTGCCTTCAAATTCGCTACTAATGTTAAGGCCCTGTCTTTGTCAGCCCCCAGAATGACCCCAATATCGCTCTCAGTACAGCCACAAGCCGCGAGATTCTGGATTACAGGCAAAAGCCCAGAATCCCATCTTGCACCTTTTGCCAACTTGAATTTACGATATTCCTCATCGTATTCAATCTTTGGCTTGGGTTTCTCGAATTGTGTCACACCATCTAATGGATGTTTACTTTTCAAACTTCACCACCTTAGGCTCTACTTTTGCTTCAATCACACTACAGTTGGCTTTGGTAAACTTTGCCGTAGCCAGGTCAATAGCATCTTTCTTCAACTCCTCAGCTTCAACATTAGCAGCAAGCTGAGCCACCTGAAGGAAAGCGACAATCTCCTGAAGTTCAGTATTGGTCATAATCTGTCTCCGAGTAACCAGGTTTTAGGCTGGCGTAATTTGGTTTCACTACTCCAGCTCCTCTTTCCTTTTCATCAGGATAATCCAACGAACGACCCTGAGAATTACAACAAGAGATACACCATGAATAAAAGCCTTGTCTGTCCTGTCTGTGCCAGAACTCATGGTTTGGCTTCGATTTTTTACAAAGTTTGCAGAAGGCCATTTTATTCCTAGTATATTTTAGTTATTCAAGCCTAGACCCCCGTCTTAAGCCTTCGGCTCTGTTTCTTTTGGTTCGTTTTATTATATTCAGAATACTATACCAGGAGCGAAGCTCCAACTTTCTGTTCCCTGTTGTTATTTTTATTAAGGACTTTTCTATTGTACTTCTACCCTTAAAGGGATTTCAACCCTTTTTTAGCCAGTTTTAACAACCATTTGTCACTATGTATTGATGTAACTCTATGCTGAATAAAGAGATAAAATTTTTCAAGAAAATAGTAGTTATCGGTCCTGTTTTCACCATTTTTCAATTCAGTACCCTACCAAAATTTAGTAGATAAGGCCCCATATCTCCCCAATCCCCACCGCCAATTGGGGATTAAATTTATGCCAGAATTCTGAGATTTTTTGAACAAATTTCAAATCCTAACGTATAGAGTATAGGCAAACGTAGGATTTGCACAATGTAAATTTTTGGAGGTAAGGAGATGATAACGTGATTGATGAAAAGGTAAAGAGTAAAATTGATAGGTTATCAAAAGGAAGTCCTCCTCCTGCTGGGTCAATTAAAGAGTCCTTCTGTTTTTATGAGCCAGATAAGAAGAAGGCCAGAAAGATGCAAGCCCTGTGGGAGACCGTGTTATTGTGGAGTGGGTATTCGGGGTACTACAATTTAACTGAAATAGCTAAGATTCTCCACACAACCCCAAATGTAGTTTCCAAGAGGATTGAGAAGCTCAAGAAATTATATCCTACAGCCTATGAAAAAATTGTACGAGACCGGGCTGCCATCGGGAAAGCTACAACTCGACAAATAAAATCTTTAGCTAATCCAGATTTCTATACCCCTAAGATGGATAAGTACATTAAGGAGCGGTTCTAATGAAGAGCAGGCTGAGCCTGCTCATACATTTTTTGCAGGAGGGTAACAAAAAATGAGCTATTACGAGAAGTCTGAGTTTGTAGACAAGTATTTGAGTTTGTGTGAAAAGTACGGATATTATGTAGGGAATTCCAGTGCTTATGGAGAAGCCAGGGTTTACGAAATTGTAAATACTGGGAAGGTGTGGATTCAGGACGATGAGATGTTTGAGGGCCACAGAGAACAACTGTTGGAGGATTTAGGATGAATCTAAAACAACTCGCTGAGGATATAGGGCTGGACCGCCGTGCTTTCCTTGTATTTGATGGGGATGACGATTCAAGTGAAGTCGGTGTGCTGTATCCTAATTATATGGAAACTGTCGATTTCTCTACCAAACCACGAGAACTGATTGCTGTTCTGAAGGATATGGAAGATATGGCAGTCGCCCATAGGAAGGATGTAAATCAAGATATAAAGCTTATCAGGAAGAAGATTAAGGAGTTAGAAAATTGATGAATCAAATTCTAAAGACCCCTAATGATGTCTCTGACTGGTTCTATGGGTCTGAACGGCCTGATGTTCTCTCATTCGACTGGGAAACTACTGGATTGAGGTATCTTCAAATGGAACCAGTAGGGATTTCATTCTATGATGGGAAAGATGCCTGTTATATAGACCTATGGGAGAATCCTGACCAGGAAGCGATTCTAGATATTCTGTATGAAGTTTTCAATGATGGATTATTCATCGCCCACAACGCCAAGTTTGACATGAAGTGTTGCAAAAAGTTTGTAGGAAAGTACCCTGAGCAGGTATTTTGCACCTTCATAGCAGCATTTTTACTGGATGAGAATAAATACTCCCACTCATTGAAAAACTTGGCTAAATCGGAACTATGGGTTTCACCATCCGAGATAAAATCCTGGTCCGATGCCGCTGAATCGGGATACCACTCGGAGATATTCTATAAATATTGTTTCAATGATTCGATTTGGGCATATGAATTGTACAAAAAGTACAAACCTCAGCTTACAGCCGAAGAATTAGACCATGTATTCTATGATATTGAGATGCCGTTTCTTCCTGTAGCTGCTGATATGGAGATAAATGGAGTTCTGATTGACCAGGAAGCATTAAAGGATTTGGAAATCAGGGTACAGAATAAGCTGATTGAACTCGAAGATAGGATGTTAGACAGTGTAGGATTGAGGGTTACAGAACAGCGTCTTTTATTCAGTGAGGAAGTTGAAAGGCACCCTCCTGTAAACTTAAATTCCTCACAACAGTTGGTAAAAATCATAGAAAAGAGGTGTGGACTGCCTATTAAAGAAAAGAGTGAGAAT